CGTTTTATTAGATTTAGTATTACGTACTAATGATGATGACGACGACGATGAAGGAGGAGGTGTTATGTCACCTGTTTATCAAGGAACCTAATGAATCATTTATTTTTCACACTAATAATCGCTGCATACTTAGCAACTGATTTAAGTGCTGTTGTTTATGCATAAGAAGATTTTTTACAGTCCATACTATCCTCTTATTGAGTTTGGATTCTTTGTCATTGTAGGCACAGTGGCAGGACTCTACGGTTTTTTAGAAGTATAATTTAATTAAAATTGCTATGAAAAATTGCAACGGTACGAATTAAGAAATTTACCATTTTTTCAAGAAGCAAGAGAGTCCTTAGAAAATAAATGTGACTGTCCTCATTGTAGAAATAAAGATAATCAAGCAAATAATGCTGGCAAATATTATGAAAATTTAAGCAAAAATTGCAAAAAATTCAAAAAAAGTCACGACCCCTGACAGAACTATAATAAATTTCAAAATTTTTTTAATCGTCGTGCTCATCCCAAGGATCGGTTAAGTTTTTGTTAGGTGGTCCAAAAGCCATGTATATTCCATAGCCTGTAACTAAAAACAATAGTATTAGGATGATAGCAATTATCTGACCTTCTGGTGGAAGTCCTGCATAATTTCCATGTTTAATTAAAGGTTGTTTCTCCCATGTGCCAGGGAGAGTATACACAGAAGGTTTAGACAGAAAATAAAATATCTGCATTAAATTTTATATTTTTCCTAATACTACTAAGCAGCTTCTAATGCTGCAACTTTAGTTTCTAATGTTTCTATTTTAGTGATAGCTTCTTGTAAAGCAGCAGTAAGTAAAGGTACGAGTCTACTTTGATCTATTTGCTGGTATATAGGATCGCCTACTTTATCTGATACACCCTTATCAACATCAGCTTGAACAGCCACAGCATCTTTTTCTCCTGTGATAGCCTCTGGAACTGCTGTTACTTCATGTGCTAGAAAACCATCTAATGTTTTACCTGTATCACCTTTAAAATTAAATCTTGATGGCTTAAGAGTTTTTAGTCTTGTTATGCCATCTGATATAGCAGATACGTTTTCTTTTAATCTATAGTCAGAACTTGTATTATAAGCAGTTGAAGAACTAACTGTTGTAATTGAACCTACAACACTATTAGCACTATTATTTAGAAATTGTATGTGAGTATCAGAAGCAGTAGTAGAAACAGCAAATCTACAAGTTCCAACCTCTGGATCTTGTATTCTTACACCCGTTTGAGTACCACCAACATCACCAGTAGAATTAAAGGTTACTGCCCCACCACTTGCAATTCTCATACGCTCAGTAACACTAGATCCTGTTCCTGAACTGAATCTAATTATGCCAGGATCAGTATCACGCAATCCACCACCTAATTCAATTGTGCCTCCATCAAAACTACCACCTCCTCTAATTTTAATACCTGATTCATTATCTCCTCTAATACCTGCAAAGGTATTGCCAGCAGAGTTTCCTGTTGTTAAGTGAAGCATATCTGCCTCATTAGAACCAGTTACAGTAAGTAAGGTTCCGTTATAAGTAAGATTAGCTTCACCATTTAAAGTATTAGCAGTACCAGAGCCAGTAATAACTCTGTCATCTGCGTTGTTGTTTATTGTTGTACCAGTAACAGTTTCAAATGTAGGATCTGCTCCGTTGTTTGCTCGTAAAAACTTACCATTATTTGAAGCAGTTCCATGTGGTAGCTTTGCTAAAGTGACAGCCTGATCAGCTATCTTAATTGTTGAAACACTACCATCTGCTGGTTCTACTGCATCTACACCCTGTCCTAAAACTAATCCAAAGAAAGATAACCCACTAGCTGGAGCAGTCGAAAAAGTAATAGTGCTGGAATTGATTGTATAATCAGTGCTTGGGTTCTGTACTACACCACCAAGAGAAACAATTATTGAATTAGAACTTCCTGGAGAAACATTCTGACTATTTACCTGAAGAGTAAAAGCAGTTGTACTTCCATTAAAACTACTAGATATATCATCTACTTCCCTATTCTGTCCAGGATTAGGTTCTGGTCCAATGTATGCCATCTATTTCAAAATACTTTGTTATAAGTATTTTAAATTGCCTAATCTCTTAGTCTGCTGCTTCAGGTTCGTTGCCCTCTGCTTTCCAAGCAAGATATTCAAGATAGTCTATGTTTTGTTCGTCAAATGGAATAAAAGCACTATCGTCTAGTCGTTTGATAACTTCGTTTGTTGCTCCAGTTATTGGATTTTTTATTAATTTATAATTCATAATTACATTTCTGCATTAAATTTTACTTGGACATATATAGGATTAGAACAAGCAGCACCTAACTGTATATAGCCACCTCCTGATGCACCTACAGACTGATAACTACTAACTGATCTCGATGTACCTGAACTAAATTCTGTCAATGGATTTGCTCCTGTAACAGTTGGAGCTGCTCTTAATATTGGACTTAATTGAGGTATTGGAATTCGATCTGTGCTATTTTGCATAAAATTCACTATAGGAGCACCTGTAACCCCACTTTCATAACCAAATGAATTGTAATATCTTTTACAAAGCTCAAGCTCTTCACCAATTGATCTATGCTCAAAATCTGTAGCGGTAGTTCCTGCTTCTAATTGCATTCCAGTAATTTGAAATGTAGCTGCATTCGTAGCAAATAAATTTGTTTGATTAGCCGTTCCATGTGCTTCCATACCATTATATGTATCTGCTGTACCTTGTCTAGAAGAACCAACACCCATACACCACCGAATACTAAAACCTCTGTTTGCATCTGCTCCCCATGTCCCTGTAGTATCAGCTGGAAATGTTAATGTCTTTTTTTCCCAAGTATCCGCAGCATCTATAGTATATTCTTTCGGCATTGTCCTGTCATTAGATCCATTACCTAAACCAGCACAAAAAATTCCTGTAACTGAAGATTTAACAAAGAAAGATAAAGTTACACTTGTACCACCTGACGCACCAAAACCTAAGTGTGCAATATTACTTCCTTCAATAATATGTCTTAATGTATAATAATCGGTGGCAGCCAAACTTGTATCAGTTCCTGTAACAGTAACTTTTAAACTGTAATAAAAACCTGATGGAGAATCAGTTACCCTTTGGGCAGTACCAGTTCCACCGCCAGTAAAACCTTCAATATGAGTTCTATCTATTGCATAATTTGCTGTAACAGCAGAACCATTATTTCTTTGATCTATAGCACAAGCTCCATTAATTATAAAATTTTTACGACCTGTCTGACCATTATTTATACTTGTAGTATTTATATTATCTACAGTTAAATCTTGAGCAGAAGTTCCGCTAACTAATTGTGCCTTGGTTTGTGACATCTACGTCCAACTATTATATAATCTAATTTTAAGCTTTGTTTATCTACGAATTCTTACTGTTTCTATTGCTGGTTTTCCTAGCTCTTGTTCAAAATCTCTTTCAACTGAAAGAGCAGGAATATCTGAACCCGATTGACTATACAAATTCTTACGTTTTATATAACCATCTACAAAACTTTTTCCACCATTTGCCATTACTGCTGGGAAGTCATTATCTCCCATATTAACCACCCATCTTCTTTAGAAAATTATCTACCCTATCTCCCACAGGAGTCTCCTGAGATGCAGCATTCATGGGATTAGTTTTTTCTGCAGCTTTCATATTAGCTTCAGCATAAGGTGCGGAAACCGCTTGACCCTGAGTAGCATATCCACCAGGAAGACCCATTTGCCTACGAGGATCTCCAAGATCTTTATCCATAGCTAATCCAGACTGATCAAACCCAGCTGACATCTGTCCTTGCTGTGGCATCATTGAATATCCTGGCATTTTATTTAATTTATACTGTTTCTTTATATTAACATTCACAAAACTACTAGGGTTAGGAAGTGATTGTATATTATTTTTTTTCAAAATGTACAACCAATTACCCACCCCTACCTCGACAATTTTTCGAATTAAAGTCCTTATATATAAAATAGTAGGTATGGTTAGTATAGTTTTTAGGTATACTGTCTTTCAAATCTATTCTCTTGCAATAAGTTTACTATGAACACCCAAGTTCAGAAAAAAAATGGGGGTTTTACTCGGCTACGTGTATGTTGAGGATAGGAAGAGAGTGTATATAAAATATTTAACAGTCACATACCTAACCTCACTTTCCCTAGAAGTAAATAAAATAGGCAAAAAAAATTTGGTTTTGGGTGTTCAACGATTGCCATTGCTATGAAAGGGTTCTATACTAAAAATCACCACACCCCCTACTTGCATGCAAACTGAAAATCCTTTTCTATACAATCTTTTGACTCCTTACGATCAAATAAAGTTCGTAAATGCATTTAAAACAGCCCTAAAAATATTAGGAAAAGAAAAATGCTGGTGTATGAAGAAGATAAAACACTCTGCATTTGAAGGGTTTAACACAAGTAAAAAGAATAAATTGCAATATCAAGGAAGGGATGCAAGAGAACTTCTTCTTTATTTAACAGGTAGAGAACCAACACCTGAAAAATCAATAATTGTAAGAAAAGGTTATTGTCAATCTCCTTACTGTCTCAACCCAGCTCATTATTATTGGGGGACTAGAAAAGATGTTGCTTATGAAAGTGCTTCTATTAATGAAAATAGTATTGATACATTCTTAATAAGTAAGTTAAGAAAGGAAAGTCAGAAGGGTATTAGCAGTAGAAAATTATCAAAGACATATAGACTTCCTTATCATTCAGTTCGTAGAATCTGTTCTTACGAGACTTATGAAGATGCTGAGAATAGAAATAATGATTACAATGAAAAAGAAATCTGGAATAATCTTTCTGAGATATGTGAAAAAATATCTCTTTCTTTTCCTGAAGAATCAAAAAAATACAAACTAAATTTTCTCGTGAATCAACAATTAGAATGTCCTTGGCATATTAAAGATACAAAAACTCACATAGGTAACTTTGGAATAATGGGTGAGTGTCTTGATTGTATGAAACAAATTAAATTTGGTAGATGCATAGTTGATGTTAGGGAATTTGATTTTAGATGGTACTGGCAAGTAAAAAGGTTCTGGGAACAGGTTGATGTAAAAGATGAAGATTCATGCTGGGTCTGGAAAGGAGCAACAAGAAAAAATAATACAGAATCAACTGCTTATTTTCCCTCTCCATTTCATTCAGGCAAAACACAATCAGCACCTAGAGTAGCTTTTTGGTTGAGTAGAGGATATACAGGTAAATACAGAATATTTAGTAAACCTACTTGTGAATCTTTTTGTTGTAATCCAAAACATCTTACTATTAAAGAACTAAAGGACTTTGAGGAACCAAAAAAAATTACCTCGATTAAACTAAGTCATGACAACATATTCGAGTATTACAAGAATAGACAAAAACCCAGCTGCCAAAAATGTCCAGATTCCTAACTACGATTCCAAGTAATACAGGCTTTGTAAACTTAGGATTAGTAGAAACTTACCCAACAGGAGGTGGAGGTCCCACAGCTTATGGTCCTACATCTTATTTTGGTTCGGATCCAAAACCTGCAGAGCAGGGAGATAATTTAAATAATCCTATAGATTTAGGAGATTTTTCATCAATATTTAAATCTTTTGTTATTAAAAATACTCATGGAGGATTAACAAGAAAACAAACAACTTTTTATAAAATTCGTTTATCATCACCAAGATCAGTTCAATTTACTCAAAATTTTTCACAATTTTCATACGAAGAAAACACCAATAGAAATACCCTTCTTGCTTTTTATAGGATACATGATGATGGTAGAAGAGAAGAATTACCTATAAATGATCTAGGTTACGTATATAAAGAGAGTGCTATTGATTATTTAGACGATGATACTGGTTCATTATTAACTGATTTTCCAAAAACCTCACTTGATAAAGGTAATTATCTATTTTTAATTACAAATGATATTAGATATTTAGAAACTAATTATTCAATTAGTGTAAATGTACAAGTGCTGGACTGGCGATTTATAGCAGAACAAATCACGGAATCTATTAATTTTGGATTAGTGACAGATAGAGTCTTATCTAATTTAGATTTTGGATCTATTTCCTAAACAATATCCATATTACCCGTTTCAGGGTTATATCTTCTTGGTAGTAAATCTTTAGGATCTTGCGTAGCAAAAGATGGATCTTTCGTAATGGTTGGTGAAGGTCTACCTTTTGTTTTAGCTAATTTGACTGCATCTAAGTATTCTTGTTTTGCATTATCAAGATTTTGTTTAGCAGCATCTTTTACATAATCAAGTTGTGACTTTGTTTGTGTAGAACTAGCTGTATTGACTGGACTTTTAACAGCTGTTTGACCAACTACTTGATTAAAAGAACTAGGTGTTGAAGTAATATCAAAAGGTCTTGGTGTTGGACGAAAACTTGTATCAGGACTTGCTGATGGTAAAGATGCTAAATATGCTGCAGCAGCTTTAAAATTTGTACCTTTTGCTCTAGCTCCCATTTCTGCAGGAGTTCCTACTTCGTCATATCTTTGATCTTGTACCTTTCCAGTTTCTTTTTCTATTCTGTTCATTGTCTCAGCTAAATCTTTAAAACTCTTCTCAGGAATTACAGATTGAAACTGCTGAGGTTGAGTCTGAGCTGGCATTATTACAGTTGGTGCTGATGGTCTACTTCCACCCATTTTATTTTTTAATAGAACATTCTATATTAATTCTATCTGAAACATACTCGTAAATATGCACACTTCCAACATATCCAAGTGGAACAAGTATTGCGAGCAAAAGTAACTCAGCATAAGTAATCGGACGACGCATGATAAAAATTATCTCTTCTCAATTGATATTAGCTAACATTGGGAAGATTTTCAAAAGTAAGCTATGTTTTAAAAAGATACATGTAATATGATCCTCATATGCCAGTAGAAATAACAGAGGATTGGTTAGATATTTTAGATACTACTAATTATGCTCCTCTTAAAGATCCTGATAATACGTATCAAAGCTATAGATTTAAAAATTTAGATATCCCCTCTGTAACAACAAAAAATTTTAAAAAGAAATTGTGTGATTCATTAATTGAACAAGTAGAAATATTTATACCCCCATCTGGTAGCTTTTCAAATGCAGATTTAAGAAGATATTTAGAGTTAATTTCAGGTTATGAAACAAGCACTACTGATGTGGTTTTAGGTTTATCACTTGCAGATCAGATACGAATTACTTTTAGTGATATGAAAACTAGCACAATTTGTGATAGGTATCCTGATATAAATCTTGCAGAAAAGCGTAGATATAGATGTGTTGCGGAATATTTGATTAGACAAGGAGAACTAACAAAATTAAGAGATGAAAATGGTAAATTAATTAAAAAAATCGGTAATATGCAGAAAGCTGTAGTTTTATATAGACCATTACCAAAACTATTAGAAACATTGAGAAAATCAGGTTTAGCAAAGTTTGTAAAAATTGACAAGAAGCTAAAAGATGATAAGAATGTAAAAGCAGGGGAAACTAAATGACTAACAGAAGAAATCAATTATTAAAAAAACTCATTGGAACAGCTACTGGTGAAGACGAAGCTAAACTTTATAAATTAACGATAGAAAGAATTTGTGCAGATATGTGCGACTACTACTACAAGTTTTATCATAACGATGGTCCTGGAGCTATGGTATATGTTCCTGATCATGAAGATGAAAAAAAATCTATGTTTTATTTGACAGTAGATAATTTAATAAGTGCTGTAGATGACCTTAATAAGAAGGATATGGAAGGTGCTGCTGATGTTATGAAACAAGCTATAGTAAGAGCTGAGAAACTAGACCCTGATAAGGAGGCTTTATTTATAATTCAAGATGCTAAAGAAATGTCATTAGTACATTATAAAATTGATAGTGAAGGTGCAAGCTTCAAACAAATGTGAAAAGAAAGGCATATTTATCAACCCAGATTAAACATCTGAGCGAAGATTGGTTGACTCCCTGTGAATATTTACCATATATAGATGCACTTTTAGGTGACATAGATTTAGATCCTTGCTCCACTCATGATGCAAATGTAGAATTTATTAAAGCAAAAAAAATATATACCTTAAAAGAAGATGGTTTAAATGCAGAAGATCCTTGGACTGGGACAGTTTACTTATTCCCTCCTACTTATGGTAGATGCTCCTTTAGTCAAGAAAGAGGAACTTGGAGATGGAGTGTTACAGCTGGTATGGGAGCAAAAGCTCCTAGTGTTATTTGGTTTAGAAGATTACTTAAAGAATGGAAACTACGAAATATATGTGAGGCATTATTCTTTACTACTTACGCTGAGATGATGAGAATCTGCCCAGAAATATGGGATTATCCTATGTGTTTCCCAACTAATAGAGCCAAACTTATTCATGGCAAAAAGTTATATCAGATAGACCCACCAATTCATTGGGGTTACTTTATTTACTTACCAAAATTAGATTATGGATTTCAACAGGTAGATAAGTTCGTAGATATCTTCTCTCATTTAGGCAAAGTAGTTGTCTGATTTATCTAATAAATTTGATGAATTATAAAGTTCTTTATTATCAACTCTTGGAGGAAACTCGTTATCTCTTGAACTTCCTGGTCTAAAATTTATTCTTTTAGTAAAACTTTTAAGAAAAGACAATCCTGCATTATTATCTACTGGAATTGTTTGGGATCTATTACTAGTTCCCTTATAACGCTCGTCAACCTTGTAATCTTGGCTAAACTTAGACTGTGTATATCTCATAGTTGTATTCTATTATGACTTTAACTGAATCAGAAGTGAAAATTAGCGTTATATGTGATGATATTAAAGAACTTCTTATCTACAAAAACAGAAAGTATGGTAACTCTGCTTTAAAACCATGCAGAGTTTTTAGTAAAGCATCCACAGTAGAACAGCTTTTAGTAAGAATTGATGATAAATTAAATCGAATAATGCAAGGTGCAGGCTTACTTGCAGAAGATGAGGATGTAGTTAATGACTTAATTGGATATTTAATACTGCTTAAAATAGGTATGAATGATGAAAAAAACAAACAAGTTCTTGAAATGGGGAGAGAAATTTTTGAAGAAGGTTTCAAATCAGTAACTATTCCCCTTCATCAAAAACCCATACCACAGGAGGATGACGATGGAGTATAAAGATCTAATTGACAACTATACCCCAGAGCTACAACTTATTGATGCTCTGGAGTATCTAAAAGATCAACCTTGGCTCGTTTCGGAGATCCTAGACCAGATGGCTTCTCATTCCAGTAGCGAAAAAACTGACGTAAAATCTTCCCTGAAGGATCTAATTCCTTAAATTTAGCTTCTAAATATTCAATACCTTTAATTTGATTAGCAGTTCCTTTATAAGTTTCAACTAGATTTAGTAGGCAAACTTTAGTATTGCAAGTGTGTTTATAAAAAGTAGGTATTTGTTTATCAGCTGCAAAATATAAATCAAGTTCAACACGTCTTCTTTCTATCATACTTTCACCTCCAGACATCCAGTAAGTATTTATAAATGGACTCCATTCTTTAATTATTTTTAATTTAGATGAATAATTATTAATTAATTCTAATAATCTACAAGTCTTAAAAGATTGTATTCCAACACTATGAGCAAAACTTAGAAGAGCTGCTTTTCTATTTGTGTTTAAATTTACATAAACATAATCATTTAACTTTAGTGAAAACTCTTTTAAGTCCTCATAAAACTGTCTATCTATATCTTCTTGAGTACCTTTATCTCTAGAATTTAAATAATGTCCATTTAATTTCTCACTTCCGTAACCTATTTTCCAAATATCTTCACCAAAATCTTTATAACTCGCATAAGTATTTAAACCTACATAAGTTCTAGCTGGGGTATATTTTTTTGTGAGTCTATAACCTTTTTCTGAAAAGAATGGATATTTAAGGGACGACAACAGATCCGTTATAACTTACTTCAGAATAACCATCTAAATTAAGAAGAACAACATAATTTTTTGCAGCATTGGTAACTGTTACACCAATAGCTCCTTTTCCTTTACCAGCTTTAGCTATATCAAAAAACTTTTGATATCCACTAGGAGCACTACCTGTTCCAAAAGCATCCTCTTGAAATATTTGGATTGTGTTTACACCTTCAGATCTATCAAGAGTGACTTTAATATCGCCTGTACCACCAGGATTAACTCTAAAGCCTCTTACAGCATCACCTTTGTTACCAGCAGCTGTAGGACCAAGATATGTGATTTCAGATCCAGCATCAACACTGAATGTATCTAGAGTTGCCTCAATTGTTCGTGTAGCCATGTTTATTAAGAAATTTGACCTTCAGTAGAGAACTGAAATTGAATGTCGGCATCTATACCATGATCTTTCATTATTCCGTAGAACATTTGACGATCTAAAGCTTTTTGATGTAAAAGCTCAATAAATGCTTCTTCCAATTCTAAGCGGTCTAAAGTTTGGATTGCTAAGGAAGCTGCATGAATTGCAAATTCCTGATCTACTGGGAGATTGACATCCATATAAATTAAAACCTTTATACATATATTACCAATACTGAATTAAGGAGCAACGCTATACAAACTAATCATTTTCTATAAACTCTTGTAGCAATTACTTGAGCTTTGTAAGTAGGATCATGTATTTTTATATTTTTTTTTAAAAGAACAGAACTAATCCCATAACTGCTTCCAAACAGAATAAAAAAACTAATAGCTACTGTTCCCATTTGTAATTCTTGTGTTTCATTGTATTCTAAGACTAGTAAAACTCAAAGATGACAGTAGAAGAATTAGTAAAATACTTTATGGAGGCTTCTATAAGTGGGGCTAGTAGAACTCAAGTAAGAAGAAAATTTAAACTATCATATGACCTAGATGATTCTCAAATAGATAAACTTGAAGAATTATCAAACTTTAAAAAGAAGCCTAAAAAAATAAATTACAAAAAATTTTTTAAAAATAATATTATAAAAAAAGCTCAAAGAATTTATTATCCCTTTACTCAGATTTATAAAAAAGAAAATTTTTTATCAAATATAGAGTGTGATCAATTAATCTCAATGATATCAAAAGGTCTTAGACCATCAACTGTTGCTGATGATGGAGATACATGTTTAGTAAATAACTATAGAACTAGTAAAACTTCGGATTTAAATTACTTTCAACATCCTTTTTATTTAAATATTGATAAAAAAATTGCTAATTTAATGGATTTAGAGCCATTTCTTGGTGAAACTATGCAAGCTCAGAAGTATGAAATAGGAGAATACTACAAAGAACACTATGATTTTTTTTCACCTTTTAATCATGAATTCAAAACATATTGTGAATGGATGGGTCAGAGAACTTGGACTACTATGATTTATCTAAATGATGTAAAAGAAGGTGGAGAAACATATTTTAAATATTTAAATTTAAAAATAAAACCAAAAAAAGGGTTATTAATAGGATGGAATAACCTTTATTTAAATGGTTTTCCTAACTATAAAACTTTGCATGAAGCATTACCTCCTATCAAAGGAGAAAAATATATTATTACTAAATGGTGGAGAAGTTGGAGTCTTATCTAATTACCATTTCACTTTATGTGACCAATATCTAGCAGAAAACTTATCTGGGTTTGCATCCTGTGCATTATGTCTTGCATAATAAGATTTTTTTCTAGCTTTTTCTTTTGCAGTCTTTGGATTTTTTCCAGCACCTTTTACTCCTTGTTGACCGAATCTAATTATTTTTTCTTTACCATCTTTACAAGCCTTTACAACATGTGACTTAGTTTTATGACTAGGAGTCCTCTTAGGCTTATTACATTTCAATCTATCTTTTGAAAGTTGTTTAGCTTTTGCCCTCTTCGACATCAGTTCTTTCTTTATTAGAAGTCATATATGTCATTGTAGCTCTAAGATGCCATTGATTTTTCTTGTGAATTCTACCTCTTTCAACTGCTAAATCTTGTGTAAGATCATCTCCTATCATTCCAGCATACTTAGCTAATTCCTCAAATGCAGCTGCAAGCATGTCATGGGCATTGCTTATATCTAAAATAAGTTTGTCTTGATCAAAGGGATCAAATTTTTCTATATCTTTTATTCTTGATGATAATAAATCCGCAACACTTAATGGTGTCATTACGTTTACAGACCTTATATGCTCGGCAATATTATCAATGCCTTCAGTCATTTCAGTCTGTATGTCTCCTGTAAGAAGGTGAATTTGATAAAATTTTGATCCAACTAAACCCCAATGAACTAATTGAGTTTGATTAAAAACCATTACTGAGTCTCTTAGACACTGGACTAAATGCTCATTTACTAGAGCAGCATCCTTTGGATTTACACTATTCATTAAATAATTGTTATAGTACCTTTCTGTACCTTACCTCTAATACTCTGGTCTTCGCTACCCTCAGTCCTTGCTAAAGCATCTGGAATACGTGCCTTTTGTAGCTCAGGCATATACTCCATGATCTTTTGACTTTTGGTTTTTAAAAACTCTTGGGCTTTAGCTTGAGATCCATCCGATGTAGAAATCATTTGTTATGTACGGAGTAGCTTTATCTGAAGATACAAGCTTAATAGGAGCACTATTATCTTCTATCCAATGCTTTATTTTACCAAGTCTCTCCTCTGAGTAATAAGAATTAGATGGATTATACCAATCTTCCAGTAATACAGATCCTTTTGACCTATTACATTTAGAACAGGAACAGATCATATTCGATTTAATATTATGTCCACCTTTAAATTTTGGAATTATATGGTCAATAGTCGCAGAGGTTGTATCTAATTCCTTATCACAATAAGCACACTTCCATTCCCATGACTCAAATATTGACTGTCTAAATTTTCGTCGAGCATTGCGAGGAGATAATTCAATTAGGTTAACTAGTAAATCTTGCTCGCAATTAATCATGTATTATGCAGCTTTGACAAAACTCTATGCTGCATAAACTTGCACAAGTGTATCTTTTATTCCATTAATGAAACTAATTCAATCTCCTCTTCTATCTCACAGTCTGATTCTTCTAACAATCTTAATAAATAATAATGAATTTTTTCAGTCACCCACTTTAAATCCTCATCCTTTACATCATTGAATATTGCATTTAAAGATAAATCACGGGATGGGGTTCGAATATGATCGGCTAACAATCTAAGAGCTTTATATCTTTCTTGATTCATCTCCGATAACATCTCATGTAACCTCACCAATATCTACATTACCAGTTTTTTCAACCTCTTCAGGTGAATGTTCTACTTCTTTTTTTAGAAATTCAACAATCTCAATTGCACCTAAAACTTTCATATAAGATTCTTTTAGTTGACCTAACTCTAAGTCTTTTAACTTTATATCATTAGCTAAAGCAGTTTGTTGTTCAACTAACTGCTTACTTGTATCTTCTAATTTTTCTAAGGAAACTTTGCAAGACATAGTAAATATTCTATTAATTTGAGTATAGCTTCCTAAATTTTATCTAGCTACTAACAGTCGTTATAATTTTTTGCTATATCTCCACCTATTTCAGATCCTTTGTCTTGAGCAAACATTGTAACAAGCCCAGCTGCTAGCCAACCAACTATTGGTATGTTACTTACCACAGGGGCTGCTGTAACTCCTACAGAGGCTCCTACAACCCTCCCAGTAGCATTTCCACTACCTTCTACCTTAATGCAAGCAATATCCTTATCAGTCATCACAGAACCTTTTGGTTGTCCTAAAGATGGTTCATCATTCATAGTATAAGTTTCATTTATACTACTTTTAGAATCTCTTTTAAATAATCCTTTTTCTTCATCAACTAGTTTTGTTCTTACAAGAATTTTTGGATCATTAGCTCTGTAGCTGATACTATATCCTTTTTCTGAAGTAACAACTCTATAACTTGTATAAGGACCAACTGGTAAATTTAGATTTGGAAAAGGACTTTTAAATTTTTGAGAAACTAAAGTATTCATCAAAGAAAGATTAGATATTCCTAAGATGGATACTAAAGCTATAACTCCCCAGTTTTTTCTTTGTCTATAGTACATATCACTTGTTATTACTCTCAGTAATAATTTTAATTGGAGCCTGCTCTATCCTTAATATTTGAGTATGAACTGCATCAGATTTACTAGTAATATCTTTGGATTTATCACTTTTTTTACGTGCTGCATCCACACCAAAACTGGAAAGTACCCCAGTTAAAATCGAAGCAGGAAATGTAATATCCTTGGGTTCATTACTGTATCCTGGGATAGAAACGTAGTTAAGGCTGACGATAAATCCACTCCAAGCAACTACTACAAGCCTGACCACGACTGAGATAAAGGCTAATTGTTCATCTTTGTCATCTATGTTTTCTTTAATTTTCGTGAAAACATTTTTCTTCTGCTGTGATTTAGAAGACTCTTTTAAATTTTCAGTCATTTTATAATCCGATTACATACTAAGTTTCGCTCATGTAAACTTATGTATAGCAAACAATAAGTATAAAAAGATGAGAAAATTTCTCCCTTTGTTGATATTGACATTTGCACCAGTAGCAAAGGCAGATATCACTCATAAACTATCAAGTAGCGTACAGCTAACTGTAAATGCTGCAGCAACTAATGTTGAGAGAATAGGAAGCACTTACAGTGTTTCAGGAAACAATGTTACAACTCAATATACACCTGACGGTGGATCAGCAACTAACTCTGTTGGTGCTATGACAATTACATCAGGAGTAGGCTCTATCCCAACCTTATCTGCTGTCCAGGCAACTGCGGGCGAAAGTTGGAGTTTTAGTCAATCATTTACCCAAGGAGATGCCATAGTAAGTTCTGCTCCTAGCATTGGTGCGGTAAGTCCATTATCCAGTCAAACGTCAACTGCTGCAGGAAGTGCAGGCTCATTGGCAGGTACAATTGACTCAAGTTCAACGATTGGGTTAACAGCTGGAGGTGCAGGAACAACAGCTACAGGTCAATTTGTCAGTGAAATCAGCATCCGATGAAGTTAAAGGATCATGCTTTTGCAATAAAAGAAAATGAAGATAGTAAAGATACTGAAAAGTGTGATACCTGTGGTCGTATTAAGCTCACTCAGTGCGTCTGTAGAAGCCGTACCAGTCGTTCCCAACTTTCAGACTGGTAGTCTTACCTCACATACAGAAACCACTTCTACGGTCACAGAAACCATAAATGTCATTGATTATCAGACTGGGTGGCAATATACCGTAACTGGTAATAACATTAGTACAGATGCAAGTAGCTTGGTTCCTCCAGCTCAGAGTGTTACACA